TGCTCGATGACATCTTCGCCAAATCTTCCTTCTGGTTCACTCACTACCTCCGAATAACGTAATTGGGTTAGGTCGGCTTGCGCTCGATTGCCTTCGGTGCGCCAACCACATATTTGTTGTGCCTCAATAGGACATAGGTAAGGTCTGTAATCTCCAGAGCGCATTTCAGCCAGATTGTTAGGCATGTCGCTCGGACTTTCGACTAAGACACTGGTATGTCCATATAAGAGTGCGTCTACTAAGACTCGTCTTGCGAATTCGTTCAGGGGAGTGCCGTCTCCTGTGACATCCTTTGACCACTCTCTCCAGTATTCTTGGTCGCCACCTTCTAGATGGATGCCTCTCCTGAGTATTGTTCCCGCAGCTTGTGATGCTAGGCGTTGCAGGAAGGGGGGCATGACTGCGTGGAAAATGCGACGGCTATAAGCGTCGTCATCTTCGCGGGGTTCGCGCGGGATGATACTCTCCGCGTTTTGACGGATGGTTTTGGTACCACCAACACAGGTGTTGATTGGATCCCAGAAAGGGATCATTCCGAGAACTGCTGCGTTCTTTGCGCTTGGGTCTTCGGGTTGGTCGTTCTTGGGGATGTCTACCCTTCCGGTTAATCCACCTAAGTCAATAAGTGCATTTTTACCCGGACGCGAGGGGTAGGTGGAGCCGGAAATAGTCATGTCCCTATTCTAGTAGATACGGATGGTTGAACCACCACTCGACCATCGTCGTAGTGGAGCTAAATATGATATGCAGTAGCCTAGCGCGTCTACCGGTCCAGAGATATCATCTAAGCCGCCAATTCCTTTGGTTGGTTTACCGGTTTTATCATACGTCTGCTGTTCAAGAGACTTAATTAAGTACTTGCAACGGTTGTGGACCTTTAAGCGGTTCGATAATAACAAGACGTTGACGCAGTTAACTCGGTCAGCGACAAGTGGGTTGCTTGATTGTGATTTAACGATGAACTTTCCTTTCTTTAGGAGGGATAAATCGGATTCGGAGGCGTTGGTGGTTGTGCGCTGTTTGCTTGCTGCGTCTGGGATGATGACTAAGTTTTCTCTTTGTAATTGCTCGGGGTAGGTGTCTTTTAGCTTTTCGACTACGGCGGGGGTGTCTTTGGGGTGGTGTTCATCTATGACGTGGAATTCGTCGCCGCGACGGATGATTGTCATGCAAAAACAGGCGGCTACGTTGAAATCTACACCGATAAATATGCGGTCTTCGTTGTTAAGTTGTTCGTCGGTCCAATGTTTATCTCTATCGAATGGATGGTAAACAGTTGTGTTCTCGAGGTTGGTAAATTCGCCTTCGATGTAACTGGCTATTAAATTTGCGTCGTAGTTTTGGTATAAGGAGTCGATGAAGCCGGGTGGGAGGTGCGGGTTATCCGTTGTTTTTGCTTTGATCATTCGGCGGTCTTCTCTGTCGCCGTTTTCTACGAAAGTGCGGTAGCACCATTTATATCCCTCTGGTGTAGATCCAACCGCGAGGACTGGGTTGGTGCCTCCGCGTAGTCTGGCTAGGAACATTTCACTTGCTTTTTGTGCGACATCCATAGGACTTGTATCGATCTCGTCAGCAAGGCAAAATGACAAATTCTGGCCTCGGATGCGGTTCCATGTTTCGGTGGCGCGGCATAACAAAGTTGTACTGCCATGTTCGGTGTGGATGATGTATTCCGGTTGCGGGGATACTCGGAAGTCGTGTTCGATTTTGTATTCCTCTAGGAAATCATCGAAACTTCTCATCCATACGTCACGAAGCAATATGTTTGTAGGCTCGAAGACTGCGCCGACTGTGCCGGGGTTATCCATGCACAACAAAACTGCTTTTGCACATAACGCTCTGGTTTTTCCTGATCCGAAGCCTCCGATGAAGCCGAGAATGAGGTGTTTTTCATCATTACAAAATGTTCGTTGGGCTGGTAGTAACCCTTCTACAATTTTAAATCGCAATTTTTCATTAGTTTCGGTCGCTCGGATGGATACCTGAATCGGTGGTTCGAGGCATGATCCACCCGGTACGTTCGCTAGTAAACTCAACTGCTTTTTTACTTATGTAAGTAGTGTAGAGCATGTTAATAAAAAAGCCCTCTTGCGAGGGCGGGGTGGGTTAAGCGTATAGCTTGGGGAATAGTTCTTCTTGCAAAGATTGTGTTGCAAAATAACCTCTAAGTTCTTTATTGCGTTTGCCTCTGGAGTCCCAAGAATCCCAAATAGCATCATCTTTGACTGCTACCCAATGACGGTTTTGGTGGGCAATACAATGATGTGGAAAATTCTCAGCTTTGAATATCGCTCTATCCTCTTGGCTTGACGCAATACGGTAATAATTCCAGTTCCAAACATCAAGAAGAAGAAGTGTGCGTTCTAATTCTCTCCTAGATAATGACCATGTTGCAGTGACTTTTGACTTCTTTCTTTGACCCCACTGGTCGTAGTAATAAGGGCTAATTTCCCTCTTCGCTTTGGTCGCTGCTCTCCATACTTTGTTATAGGGAAGGTCAAGAGCTAGACAAATTGCTCGTACTCCACAATCACCGTGTCTCTCTTTTTTAGGGTGGGGGTTGCGATGGAAATAATGCAATCCTGTTGGATGGGAACTTTTCATGTGATGTAATACAATGGTATGTATGTAATTAAGTATAACATAGTAATTAGGTTAAGTCAACTAAGATGAGTTGCACAATGCAAGTGGGGGTAGGGTGAACGAGGTTATTGCTGCAATTCTTGGGGCTTCAATTTCAGTCGTAGCGATGGTCGCCGCAAATACTGGTAGGAAGAGGGAATCTTATACGGTTGAAATATTTAAGAGGTTGAATACTTTGGATAATAAGGTGACGAGGTTGGAAGAAAGATCTGGTTACAACAAAACCCCCTAATGTCCTCTACAACTTAGGGGGCTTTGAAGTTATCCAATTACCAAAATGCTGATACTTGCAAACGGGGGTATAGAGCGTTCCTATTCTACAACTTATTTAGGTAATGACTTTATAATGTTAAAAGTGTCGGCAATTAGCTTTTCTTTTTGACTATCACTTAAGTTAGATAGCTCCCTAAATCCAAATCTGTTACTTATATGCTCCCAAATAGCCTCTTTCTCTTCTTCGGTTAACTTTTCTCTTAAAGACATAATCATATATAAAAGTAAACAACAAAACCCCCTAGTCAATAGCTTAAAAACTAAGGGGTTTGTTGGCCTAACAGCAGGCGTGGTTCACCTGTAATGAAAACCAAAGATATCTTAGAAGCAAAGGGGGTGTGGTGCAACTAGGTTAACGATACGTAACTAAGTATAGTTCTGTAAATTTGTTAGGTCTGGGAGGTACCGCCCCCACGCGCAAATCAAAATGCAAATCGCTTCCCCGGGGGTGGGGTTTTGCTTGCGTAACTGTCTTAAACACAGTTATGCAAAGCCCACTAATCAGTCAGAGCCTACGGTCTGCAATATGTCCATTAAATATCAAGCTATGTCCAGTTTGACGCGCCACTATTTAACATTTTAGCCCATACTTAAGTATAAACAATTGATATTAATTAGGTGAGTAGCTGGACCCCCTACCCCCTACGCGTCGATATGTGAGGGACCACAATCTAATTATCTTGTTATCTCAGCTAAATTAAAAAGCTTTGCTTTTGCGTTAATTGCCCCCAATGTGACCGCGTGTTGATTACTTGCCGCGCTGCGCTCAATTACTGCGCTCAACTGGTCAGCTAACTCGACAGTCATTGAAACCCTATCGCGCTTAAACTCAACCGTCATTTCATCCATAACTTCTCTAATTAGATTGTCAGTTTGCGCTCTACGTATCCCCCAATTTGTTCTAGCGTATTCTAATATTTGAATTCTAGATTTACCCTCACGCTTCATAGCGTAGATTTTAGTAAGCCTTATTTGTTTTTCTCGCTTAGTACACTTAGCCACAGTAAAGCGCGTTACACGTCATATAAAGCAGTATAAGGGACAATTACTTGATTAAGTAGTAATAGACTTAAAAACAATAAAAAAGGCCCGCAATTTGCGCGGGCCGGTTACTTATTTAATTAACGGGTTAACTGTGAGTGAAACCGTCGGACTCAATACCTAGCCAAGTACTAGGCGTATTTTGCTCTTGACTAACTGAGACCATATAACACCGGTTAAGACTGTCATAGAATGGCACCCCTACAAAGGCCCACTTCTTTTTTATAGTCTCGAGTGCTTGCGTTTGTTGCTTATTCATTTAATTAGCCCCTTATGTATAGATAGCCGCCGTATTGATCCGCTCTAGATAAGCAAAGATCTCTTGACTTTTGATCTAATAAATTAAATCGAATCCCTTTTGCCGGACTATTCGCGCCGGCTGGCTTGTAAACATTGCCGGTA